TCAGTCATCGCGCCAATCTGTGCAATCCAGAGCTTCGAAGGTGCGACCCCGTTCTTCTGGGTCCAGCGGTTCGAATAAACCTCCCCCATGAGTTCCCACAGCTTCCAGGCCGTTTCCGTCTCTGATAAATCCGTTTTCACGTTCCCACTGCTCACGTGCTGCCCGAATTTCCTGAACTGCCCGTGATGCGGTGCCACCTGGTGCTGCTGCATGGTTTACCCCCTTGCTGACAGGTTTAACCTGTGCCCTGACGTGATTTACGTGACGGGCGAATTTCTGCTCCCACTGAACCTGCGTGAAAACCTTACCCTCCGCTGCCCAGTAGTCCCGAAAGGCGGCAAGTTCAGCAGGTGTAAATTCCGGCTCTGGCAGAGCCATCCCCCACAACGCAGCCCGTCGTCGAAAATCCGGCGACGGATGCCACCCATCGGTCATCGGAAATTTCCCGATGGGTTCGCTCAGGCCTTCCAGGTAATCAGGTTCCGCTGTCTGCAACGGCACACCATTCGCCTCACTGGTCGGAGCACTCTCGCGCGCGTTATGTGTGGGGTTTAATTCTTTATCTGTATCTTTATCTGTCGTGACTCGTCGTGACATGTCGTGACATATGCGTGACTCGTCGTGGCCCCCCTCATTCTGTTTTCGTAATTTTTCCCTCTCGCGCTGCGCTCTCTTGCGCTCTGCCGGGGATTTCGCGGTTTGAGAAACGTTACCGTTGTCCTCTTTCAGTACCTGGCGTTTTTCCCATCCAGTGATTAAATCTCCATCAAGTACCCGCCCCTGCATTGCCTGTAAAATTGAATCAATTACTTCTTCCGTCACATCAAGCGCACTTGCTAAATCTTCCGCCGTGACATCAATGTGACCACGTAGTGACACGCCGTGACATGTCGTGACATTTCGTGACGCGCTCACCAGAAGGTGGATATACACAGCCATCACTGTTGCGATTGGCTGTCCTGACACCCTGGAAATTGTTCGCCACTTAGGATCATTTGGCATGTCATGCCATAATCTGAGCCAGGCGTTAGCCATACTCACCTCTTCTGATACCGAATCTTTTTACTCACGAGTTGCCGGAAGCGATTCAATATGAATATTGTCAGTCAATGCACAACCACAATATTTCCCGCCGGACCACCACGATTCATCTGATCGAACAGAACGATCGCTGATGCAACGAGCTCATCTATATCTTTCATCAGCCGATCCCGTCGCTCGACAAGCTCCCGGTGATATTCCGAACTGTGGCTGCGCATCCAGGCCACCAGCGGAGGTGGCATTGCCCTTTCGATCGCCGGTAACAACGCCTGAATTTTTTTAACCGCATCAGGGGTGTCTTTCTCCACCCAGCGGAAAATTTTCTGAGTATTGCGAGCCAGGGCTTCCGGATGGCTGTCGTCATACAGTTCAGGAAACGTCATACCCAACTCAAAATAAGCCTGGGTTATTCCAGCTGCTGGAACTTTTTCGCCATCAGGACGCGCCCAGGCATTCATCGCCATGCGGATGTGTTCATGCTTGATTTTCATGAATCACCCCCGTCTCTGGTTGTGTGTTAGCCTGACACTCGACAGGTAAGCCGTCGGTTGGGTTGGGATAAGAAGTGCTATCAATCTCGTGCGGAGTTACTATCCAGCCAGTTGCTTCACACCAACGTAAAATTTTTTCCCCCGTAAGTTTCGCCCGCCCGGTAATGACATGGCTTACCATCCCCTGGGTTACCCCAACAATTTCAGCAAAATGTTTCTGAGTTATACCGGAATAACGCAAATATTCTCCAAGATTCATTGTTCACCTCATGTGATGTCATTACGATCATTAATAGCATTGTTATTTTTGAAAGTAAATAGCACTACTATTTCAAAGAGATTAATAATCTTATTAGAATTGAAGGTATGAAAAGAAAATCCCTGTCAGAGATCGACCTGCAAGCCGCCCAGAGACTAAAAGAAATCTGGACGGCGAAAAAAAATCAACTAGGGTTAACCCAAGAGCGTGCGGCAGAAATTCTGGGATTTTCGACACAGGGAGCTGTAAGCCATTATCTAAATGGTCAGACACCTTTAAATCTTGAGGCTGTTATCAAGTTCGCAGGGTTACTGCAAGTTCCTCCCGAGTCAATCAGACCAGATATGGCCGAGTTGTTACAAATTGTAAGGATGTATCCCCAAGAATCTGGGGAGGACAATGTTGTCACTATATCTGCCGATATGGAACAATCGGAAAACGAACTTCCGTTTAATATAGACCCCATGGAGCGGGATTTGCTCCAGACGTTCAGGGCTTTCCCCAAAGAAGATAAAGAGAAAATGCTTAAGGAAATGAAGGAGAAAAAAGAATCAATTGAAGAAATCGTTGCGCGATGGCTAGCTGCGCAAAAAAGTCGTCGCGCCTAATCTGAGGAGGTCAAAACATGAGTACAGCCCTTTCCCCGATAATTTCTGAATTTGAAACGGTCGAACAAGAAAACAGCTATAACGAATGGTTGCGAGCCAAAGTGGCAGCAAGCCTCGCAGATCCCCGTCCTGCAATTCCGCATGATGAAGTAATGGCTGAAATGGAAAACCTTATTGCTCAATTAGCTGCAACGAACAGGAGTGAGTAATGCTGCCCATTTTATGGCTACCTTCTGCACGTGAGGATTTACGTCAGATAGTAGCCTATATTGCTAAAGAAAACCCTCCCGCTGCACGTAGACTAAAAATACGCATTGAAACATCAGTTTTGTCACTTACTGAACACCCTTATCTGTACCCACCGAGCGAAAGAGTTCCAAGTCTTCGAGAAATAGTGACTCATCCTAACTACATAATACTTTACCGAGTAACAACATCTAACATCGAGATCGTAAATGTAGTTCACTCACGAAGGCAGTATCCAAACAAAAGCTGTTAATCATTTCTGTCAAAAACCACCTTCGGGTGGTTTTTTTCTTGCTGCAATAATAGCATTGCTATTTACATGATTAAATAGCAGTGGTATTGTTTATGCATCAGCCCACCCCGTCCCACAGAACGCAGGGCAATACTTCGAGTTACCAGGCAGTGGTCAGGGGGTAAGTAGCCAGCCCGAGGCGTAAGAACATGACGGCAGGGTTCAACTTTAACTATGCAGCAGGTTTTTGTTCCGCTACCCCGGCGTTAAGGGGAAATGAGGTCAACATGGATACTATCGATCTTGGCAACAACGAATCTCTGGTATACGGCGTGTTTCCCAACCATGACGGAACGTTCACCGCGATGACGTATACCAAAAGCAAAACGTTTAAAACCGAAACTGGCGCACGTCGCTGGCTGGAAAGAAATTCAGGTGAGTGATATGGATTTCGACGCAATCATGAAAAAGGCTTACGAAGAATACTTCGAAGGCCTTGCCGAAGGCGAAGAAGCTCTCAGCTTCGGTGAGTTTAAACAGGCGCTTTCCAGTTCGACAAAATCTATCGACTAACGGGGTTAAAGATGGAATTTAAAGATTTACCAAAAGAAATCCAGGAAATTGCAGCACATGCACTTCACCAACGTCTGAATGAAGTTGAATTAGAATCTGCAACGAAGAAAGACATTGATAATATGGCTCGTAATGTGCGCGATGCGTTTACCGGATTGTATTTCTGTGCGTCTGTAAATAAACACGACTCAGAGAGTGTGGCAAAGAAAATTGCAGAAACGACAGCACAAAACATCAATACGAAACCAACGGAAGAAGAAATTGACCAGTTTACCCGTGATGCTGGCTTAAAATGCAGGAAAGAAAAATCGCCATATGCGGGGAATATGTTTATTTATGACAACCTTATCCGAATTCGTGGCGAAATTCCAACTGAATACCTGGCAAGAATTCACCAGGCATTACTTAAAAATCTGGAAACGGAAGTATTTGATGGCAATACCAACGGCTCCTTCGTGGTGTCAACTCTCGCAAAAGAGTGGGATACAGATAATCGCTGGAATGTTGCCACATGGTTATTCAGCAACAAAGCTGCTGCCCTGGAAGCTGCGGCCTGTATTTGCGACCTGCTAAGGACAGACCGCAAATACAACCTGGATGTGTATAGCTATATTTATGCTGAACACTATCCGCTATGGATTAACTGGTAATTACAAAGCTGCACCAGCAGGGCCACGGCGACCAGCGCCACGATTGTAATCAATGATGCCATTATAAAGCGCATTATTTAATTTATCGTCGAATGCCGATTCTGTGAGCCCTAGCTCTGAATGAGTTTTTAATAACCCTGATTGCCTGAGTTGATTAACCAGGTATTCAATCTGTTTTTCAATAAGCGGATGTATTGGCTTGTTTGGCATTTTATCCTCCATTGAAGTTACTGGTTGAGAATGGAGACCACACGTGACAGCGTGTTGTCGTGCGCCGGACACGGATAAGAATCCGGCACTGACAGTTTACTGAAAGGATATATCCCTGAAAAGTCAGGGCACAACACGAAAGCGCACAGCGAAGTCACTTCTCCCTCTGTTGCGTGCCACCGGCATCTTCGTCCGTGCGCTTTCGGTTGTGGCAATCCGCGAAATGGCGCGGCGGTAAGTATGGCAGGTGGTACTATTCTCCCCACCTGTGGAACACCGGGTTGTCAGGTTGACCATACGCTTAAGTGACAACCCCGCCATAACTCATACTGCTATAGATATATGGGGTCTAACCGGAGGAAAAATGATAGTTCAATGCACAGACGGGAATAATAAGCTGCTCTGGTCATACGATACCGTCAGCCAGAAACACATAATGAATATGACTTTTATAAAGGACGGTACTCAACAAAAAATCATTACCGCCCTTGCAAGTGCATTAACTCAGGCGACAAGCCAAATTCTGCTATCTGATAACGTTAATGGAGTATCTGATATTGGCTCGATGACCGGGAGGGAGAGCTAATACAACATTCCAGTAACCCGAGTGGGGCACGGTAATATTGGCAGGGAATCGTTCATAGAAACCGCCGTAATAGGTAAAACGCCCGCCCCGCTTGAAAGCTTGGTAATTTGAATCATCCATTAATAAAACATTAATCTGGTGTGAACATTGAACCCTGACAAGGTCACCATCATTCATGTGTTCACGACTATGTATATGGGACATAAACACTCCTTTTTACTGTGGAAAGCTAAATTATATCACAGTCTATGAAGTAAAAAGTGAATTTTGTGATGCGGTGAATGCGGCTTAGCGCACGCGGAACAGTTAAAACAAGCGACCTTATGGGTGAAATACTCCGGCGTTAATTGTTAACTGGTTAACGTCACCTGGAGGCACCAGGCACCGCATCACAAAATTCATTGTTGAGGACGCGATAATGGAAACATTATTACCAAACGTCAATACGTCTGAAGGTTGTTTTGAAATTGGTGTCAGAATCAGTAACCCTGTCTTTACTGAAGATGCCATTAATAAGAGAAAACACGAACGGGAGCTATTAAATCAAATATGCATTGTTTCAATGCTGGCCCGTTTACGTCTGATGCAAAAAGGATACTGGCAATGAATACAGCAACTGCACTCGTTCTGACAGTTTTTCTTAATACGGGCGAGCCTGTTGATCTGGTTATTGACATTTACGGTTCAATGAAAGAATGCATGGCTGCCGCAGCGGAACAGAAAATTCCCGGCAACTGTTATCCGGTTGATAAAGTTATTCGCATGGACAATAACGAAATCCCGGCAGGACTTAAAACAGCACCGTAATTAATATCCGGTTTCATTTTTATATGCCAGCAATGGCAGGGATTTGTTCACCCTTAAATCTGTAATGAGGTTAAAACAAAATGAGTAAAGTCTTTATTTGCGCCGCCATTCCGGACGAACAGGCAATAAAGGAAGAAGGTGCAGTTGCTGTAGCCACTGCCATCGAAGCCGGTGACGAACGCCGCGCCCGTGCCAAATTTACCTGGCAATTCCTGGAGCAATATCCGGCTGCTCAGGACTGCGCTTATAAATTTCTTGTCTGCGAAGATAAACCCGGCATGCCCCGCCCTGCCATCGACTCCTGGGATACCGAATATATGCTGGAAAACCGCTGGGATGAGGAATCCGCTTCCTTTGTTCCGGTCGAACCAGAATCCGATCCGATGAACGTCAATTTTGACAAGCTGTCCCTTGAAGTACAGAACGCGGTCCTGGTTAAGTTCGGTACATGTGAAAACATCACCGTTGATATGGTGATTAGTGCACAGGAATTGTTGCAGGAGGACATGGCAACATTCGACGGACATATCGTTGAAGCGTTGATGAAAATGCCAGAAGTTAACGCCATGTATCCGGAGCTTAAGCTGCATGCCATCGGGTGGGTTAAGCATAAATGTAAGCCTGGTGCCAAATGGCCCGAAATTCAGGCAGAGATGCGCATCTGGAAAAAACGTCGCGAAGGTGAACGCAAGGAAACCGGAAAATACACGTCTGTTGTTGATCTCGCCCGCGCCAGAGTCAATCAACAGCACACTGAAAATTCAACAGGAAAAATCAGCCTGGTCATTGCTGCCATTCATCGCGAATACAAGCAGACATGGAAAACACTGGATGACGAACTGGCCTACGCTCTCTGGCCTGGTGATGTGGATGCCGGAAACATTGACGGCAGCATCCATCGCTGGGCAAAAAATGAAGTTATCGACAACGACCGCGAAGACTGGAAGCGTATCTCGGCATCAATGCGCAAACAGCCTGATGCCCTTCGCTACGACCGCCAGACTATTTTTGGCCTTGTCCGTGAACGTCCGATCGACATTCACAAAGACCCTGTGGCACTGAACAAATACATTACTGAATACCTGACTACAAAGGGCGTGTTTGAAGATGAAGGAAGAAATCAGAGCGCAACTGATACTCTCTCGTCGCCAGTACCAGAAACTGATGCAGTGGAAACGGCAATTCCGGACAACGAAAAAACCGAATGCAAAGTGGAAGTCGAACCATCTGTAGAGCGTGAGGGGCCGTTCTACTTCCTCTTCACCGACAAGGATGGCGAAAAATACGGTCGCGCAAACAAACTTTCTGGTCTGGATAAGGCACTGGCTGCCGGGGCTACTGAAATCACGAAAGAAGAATATTTCGCCCGCAAAAACAGTACATACTCAGGTTCACAACAAAATACTGGTGCATCTGACACGACCGCACAACCAGAGCCGGTAAAAGTTACCGCTGACGAAGTAAACAAAATTATGCAGGCAGCCAATATCAGCCAGCCTGACGCCGATAAGTTGCTTGCTGCCTCTCGCGGAGAATTTGTTGCAGGGATTAGCGACCCTAATGATCCGAAATGGGTTAAGGGGATCCAGACCCGCGATTCTGTAAACCAGAACCAGCATGAATCGGAACGGAACTACCAAAAAGCGGAACAAAACAGCCCAAATGCGTTACAAAACGAGCCAGAAACGAAACAGCCTGAACCAGTGGCGCAACAGGAAGTGGAAAAAGTCTGCACCGCCTGCGGTCAGACCGGCGGCGGCAACTGCCCTGATTGTGGCGCGGTGATGGGCGACGCAACATACCAGGAAACATTCGATGAAGAGTATCAGGTTGAAGTTCAGGAAGATGATCCGGAGAAAATGGAAGGCGCTGAACATCCACACAAGGAGAACACTGGCGGCAATCAGCATCACGATAGCGATAATGAAACTGGCGAGACGGCAGATCACTCAATTAAGGTGAACGGTCATCAAGAAATCACATCCACCAGCAGGACGTGTGACCATCTAATGATCGACCTTGAAACCATGGGAAAAAATCCTGATGCCCCGATCATCTCAATAGGTGCAATATTTTTCGATCCGCAAACCGGAGATATGGGACCGGAATTTAGTAAGACTATCGATCTGGAAACTGCTGGCGGAGTCATTGATCGGGACACCATTAAATGGTGGCTTAAGCAATCACGCGAAGCGCAATCTGCCATTATGACCGATGAAATCCCGTTAGATGATGCACTGTTACAATTGCGGGAATTTATCGACGAAAACTCCGGTGAATTTTTTGTTCAGGTCTGGGGAAATGGAGCCAACTTCGACAACACGATTTTGCGCCGTTCATACGAACGGCAGGGGATCCCCTGCCCGTGGCGTTACTACAACGATCGCGATGTACGCACAATCGTTGAGCTGGGGAAAGCCATAGACTTCGATGCCAGAACTGCTATCCCATTCGAAGGTGAGCGCCATAATGCACTTGATGACGCTCGTTACCAGGCAAAATACGTTTCAGCTATCTGGCAAAAACTGATCCCGAGTCAGGCTGATTTTTAATGTTCAACCCCGGTCGTCGCCCACCAGCTATAGTGGCGGCGACCATGATTAGCGAACGACGCTCATGGCAAGACTTATTCTGCTCACTGAGTGGGCAAAAGAGGAATTCAGCGATCCGGTCCCTACTCCGGGCACGTTAAGTAAATACGCTAAAGCCGGAATGATATTTCCTCTCCCCAAAAAAGTTGGAAGACACTGGCGAGTGGATCCGCGAGCTCGCTTTGTCGGAATGGTAAACAAGCCGGAGGTGATCGCCACAGATCATCCTGCTTTGAAGAGGATACTGGAAGATGGCGCGCCCGCGAAAATATAAAACCGATGTTCCGGGATTATCTCCATATTTTGACAAAAGAAATAACAAAGTTTACTGGCGTTACAGGCATCCCATAACAGGCAAAAATCACGGTCTCGGCAGTATTGACCAGAAACTGGCAGAAACTATTGCAGCAGAAGCGAACAGCCGTCTTGCCAGGCAGCAAATGGAACAAATGCTCAGTCTGCAGGAGAAAATTATTAATGATACCGGCGGTTCATCAACTGTTTCCATTTTTCTGAATAATTACAGAAAAATTCAACAGGAAAGATATGAAAACGGAGAGATCAAACTCAACACGCTGAAACAAAAAGCGGCCCCTCTCAGGGTATTTGATGAACGTTTTGGCACCAGACCGTTAGATGCCATAACCGTAAAAGATGTGGTATCGGTGCTGGAAGAGTACAAGGCCAGAGGACATAACAGAATGGGACAAATTTTCAGGAAGGTTCTGATCGATGTTTTCCGGGAAGCTCAGCAAACGGGCGATGTACCGCCAGGCTTTAACCCTGCAGAATCGGCAAAAAAACCGCAGGTGCGGATATCAAGACAGCGACTGACTTTTGATGAGTGGATGATGATTTATAACGCAGCGGAAAAGGATGGTTACTTTTTACAGCGCGGCATGCTGCTGGCACTGGTGACAGGCCAGCGCCTTTCAGATATTTGCAAAATGCAATTTTCGGATATCCGGGATGGTTATCTTCATGTCGAACAGCAAAAAACAGGAACCCGGATTGCCATCCCTCTGGCTCTGCGTTGCGATAAATTAAATCTCACCCTGGATGATGTGGTGTCATCCTGTCGCGATTGCGTTCTTAGTCCGTGGCTATTGCACCATCATCACGCGAAAGGGACAGCTAAGCGCGGCGGGATGGTTAAGCCAGCAACGTTAACCGTTGCATTTAAAAAAGCGCGGGATTCTGTGGATTACAACTGGCGTGCTAATGGCACCCCACCCTCTTTCCATGAGCAGAGATCTTTATCGGAGCGATTGTTCAGAGAGCAGGGAATTGATACCCAAATTTTGCTGGGTCATTCGAATCAAAAAATGACCGATATTTACAACGATGCACGCGGTAAGGAGTGGAAAAAACTGATCATTTGA